GGTGAAAAGATGCAACTAATTTGTGCCGGTTTTGTCAGAAATTAGTTTGAACTAATTCGGTGAAAAGATGCAACTAATTTGTGCCGGTTTTGTCAGAAATTAGTTTGAACTAATTCAGTGAAAAGATGCAACTAATTTGTGCCGGTTTTTAACAAATTAAGTTGGAACTAAATAGTGAATAGTCTCAACTTAATTTGTTGTAAAAATAAACAAAACGAACAGGTGTTAATTCTGTTCATTTTGTTTAATCAAATTGGATTGGGCAAGTGTAACCCCTGCCTGTAGGCTTCATGCTTTCGGGTTCTTCGGGGCAGTATTCAGGGAATTTTTCAAGGTTGCAATGAATAAAATCCACCATCATGTTAGCAAATAGTTCGCCGCTGTTTCGGTACTTCTTTCTAATGCTGTTTACCTGTTCAATTGAAGCTGCCTGAGAATTATCCGATCCTCTAAGCTGAATACCTTTATCAGTGAATTGAAAAGACGTGTGAGAAACTAACGATGAGTAAGAAAGGTAAGTCAATACCTTTATTATATGATCGTCCAACAATTTCTTGTAGTCTGCGTTCTCAACCAACGAGATATCGCCTGAAGAAACTAGACTCGTTATTTTTTCATACAGCTCAGAACCTAGTAACTGCATCACCTCAACATCTTGCTCAACCTGTATAACGTCGCGAATAATTTTCGAATCGACGTCGATATTTATCGGCATCGTATTTTTGAGACTTTCGACAGTCAGGAATCTTACTATTTCCATATTAAATAGATTGTTTAGGTTTAGTCACTACGTAAGGCTTTAGCTTTAATTCCTCGACTAAGCCGTTGATCCTAGCTAACATGTTGAGCACGTCTTCTATGATCTCCTGCTTAGAGTCTATGTACGTTGATTGAAAAATACTCAGGCTCTCTTCAAGCTCATCTCCACCGCCAAGTTGTCCGGGCACTCTGATTCCGAAAAGTAAAGGATTAACTACTTCATGTATAATGAAAATATTTTCCTGAGCACGCATTTCAGTATTCATAAAAGCGTCCTCGCTACCGTTAGTAGGCAGGGGGGTTATTTGCGTCTTACTGCCTGCTTCTGAGAAAGTCATTATAACCTTCTCTGCTTCCGCTCCCGTGTATTCTTTTTTGAATTTTTGCTTAATATCTCGTCGCTCGTCATTTGTCGGCAGTACTTCGCTTATAAAGTCGATATGATAACCTCCAACAAAGTTGTTATTAACGTTATTGAAGGAATATTTACCACATTCCTTATCCGTTAATATCCAGTCGATAGAAGGCTTGTAGTAAGGCACTCCGTAGTGCTTCGACCCGATGCCTGCAACTTTGTAATAAATAACCTCAACAAGTTGCATTTCCTTTTCCTCGTCGTTCAGGCTTTCAAAATCTGCAGGCAATCCTTTTTTGCCTGTAAACTCCCTGTAACTACGAGTATTAGACTCTGGCTTATTCGGGTTTTTCCAGTCGTCCGACACCTTCCACACCCCTTCCTGAATACCTTTTCTAACTTCTTTCACAGACTTATGGTCGATGGCTGAAATATAAGTCTTATCATTGTTCCATCGAACAATTAAAGCGAAAGCATTAAACACTTCCAAGTCCATAGCTACTAATTTAGCTATGTTAGTCAGCGTTCCGTTTCCGTTCGAGTTTCGGATAAAGTCTTTCAGAACCCCATTCCTATCGTTCTGAAAGCCGTTGCCTGCTATCATCTTTGTTTTTTTAGATATGATAGCCGAATGCTTGCCTGACCCATCAGTTACAAGCTCTTCTAAAAAATCGAAATAAGCATTGTCATCACCTGCCTTAATGATACCCAGTCTCTTATCTTCTTTAAATGACATCGCAGGGATGCTGTCCGAGAAGTCGAGACTGACAGACTCCATAGCCACCCTTCTAACCTCTGTAGGTTTTTTCTGTGATTTGTTCATTGTATAGTGTTTCTGTTTTTAATCCGTAATACCTCAACAACCCAACTTCAAGCAAAGTTTTACCGGACACATCTAAGGAGGTGTCTAAGCTTTCATAAAACTCATAACGGTACTCACCTTCATTCAGATGTATTTTAGCTCCTGAGAGGTCTTCTAACAGCTTATCAGCGACTAGCTCTAGCCCTATTCGATCAATCGCCTCGCTTGTCGTTAGATTATTAACCAATACTATCTTTTCGAATAATTCGTCTGACACGTTGGTAACTCTCAGCAATAAAAAATAAGGTGCTGGCAACGTTACCCGTTCAGATAAAGTAGCCAACACCTCATTTAGTCCTTGTTTAACTACGATCATTAAATCGTGAATGGTTGACCGTTAACTGGAGCTGCAATACCTAAGTTAACTAAAGGGGCGAAGTCAGGTTCCATGCCTGACAATGTTAGGACAATTCCGTTTAAATCTCCAAAAGCTTTTCCTGTACCACCAGCTCCCGCCGTAACTCGTAAGCCATTTTCAGCTCCGTAAAGCCTGTGGTTGCCATTGTTTTCACGAACAATGATAGCCATATTGCCTTTGATTAACTCCTGCATCATAGTTCTATTCGCATCGTTAACTAAAGGGTCTTTTCCGTAGTGTATAGTAATCTCAACAGATTGCTCAATGTAAACCGTTTGGTTAACTCGATCAGCTACAACATTCTCAGTGCCCGCAGCTATCTGAACATCTTGCTCGAAAGTTTTAAAATCTAAAGTTGAAACCGCTAACGGGTCTTCCCAACTTTCCAATATCCCTGTTGAAGCTCCTCCGTTATCTGCTTCGGAGTAGTAGACTACTCCCTTAAAATGACCAGCGATGTACACCGTGTGAACTCCTGCCGATCCTGCTTGGCAAGCTAACTGATAGCCGCTTGTTAATACGCATCCTGCCATATTATATTTTTTTTACATAGCCGGACGATTCGAAAAATTGTCCGGCTAATTGTTTTTAATTTATTGAGCTACTACAACCTCAGCAGGTATAGCTATTTGGTTTCCTAGACGGAAATTCATGTGAAATCTGTGCTCTAAATTGTCCTCAGAATACCAGAATTTCGCAGTCTCAAAGTCTCCCGCAAGGTCAGTACCAATAACCAAGTTAGACTTCGAAGCTAAAACGATCGAGTTGTCACCGTCAAAACCGTTAACACCAACAACCTTAATGTTAGTGCCCGGATAAACATACTCCATTTTCTGAGAGTCTCCGGTTGTGACATGAAACCAATTCTTGTCTCTTACCTCGATCATTAATTTAAGGTAGTTTGCCGAATCTAAATAGATGTGCAAATCCTTAGCCTTCAAAGCCCCTTTAGGAAGCAAGGCAATTAGAGAGTCGATGTCGTCAATTATAGACCCAGTACGAGCAATCACATTGCTCACCCCTAAAGGAACAACGTCAGTATTGATAACCTCTAACAATCCATCAAAGAACCTCCCTCCAACAACTGTTCCTGCCCAAATATCAGACTCCAACTGCTCCTGAATGGTTAGGATTTTATTATCCATGTATGCTTGCTCTAGCACGAAGTTTTCGTTACCCGCAATAGTTCCTGCCGTAGCTATTAATTGGAACAAAGTATTTTCCAAAATCTTCATACAAATGGACTCTTGGGACATGATGTCGGTTACCGTAATAGTACGCTTACCTAAAGTGGTGACACCTGAAGGTGACCATCCACAAGACCCTGCTTGAAGAGAAGCTTGTGTAACGATGTTGGTTAGATTTTCAGAACTCTTAATATTTGGCTGAACAGTTAAGTACTTTAATGATTCCATTCCCAGAATGGAGCGGGAGATAATATTTTTAGCATTCTCCTTTACGTATGGCGTTATAGCCGCGATGTTTAATGACATTTGTTTTTTGTTTTAATTTTAAATAATAAGCCTTTTTAAAGGTGGCTACCGACCTTATGCTTTAGACCTCTCTAGAATGTCGCCGAATCCCGATCCTTGCGAAGAATAGGCTTGCTGTCTGTTTTTGAATGCAGGGGCTTTAGATAACTTTTCATCTATAATCTCTGACATTTCAGCTTTTAAATCCTTAATAGCTTTGGTCATTTTTGCGTCAACGCTATCTTCTTTTTTTGGAAGTCTGCTAGAAATGTCGTCCAACTTTTTAATTAGATCGCCGTAGCTCTTTTCTGCATTAAATTGCTCACCCTCCGCTGTAGCCACCACCTCAGCGAATGACTCGATCATACTGTCTTTAATAACGATAGAAAAATCTTTTTCCCCAACCTTAACCTCGTAAGTTCCGTCCGCAGTCTCTACCTCATTTCCCTCAGCATCAACAGTCGTAACAGATGCCCCTACGGTTAATTCTTCGCCTTCAATTTTCATTACAGTGTCACCGGAAACCGCGTCTAAAAATTTCAAATTAGCGTCAGCAGCTTTTTTTGCAATCATTTCTGATAACTCCAATTTTTCCGCATCCGTCAACTTAACATTAGTGTTTGATAGCTTTCTAGCCATCTCAAATAATTTTTTTTTCATTTTAAGTAAAATGTTTTGTTCAACAATAGGGTTGTTGCCAACCTCTTGATTATCACGCTCAATTATGTAAACTTCGCGTTGCCAAGCGTGTCTGCAATTCCAATGACCTTTGAGCTTGAATATTGAATAATTCTTATTAGTGATGGGGTTAACACCTCTGAACGACATTATGTTAATGTCTTCGATCCTGTATAACTTCCCTTCACCAATAAGTACTTGACAAAACTCGCGACTATTTTCTTTAATCGTAGCCTCACCAGCGTGAAGAGGTGAAAGCACATATCTGAACCTAACTTTGTACTGACCATAATCTAAACGGCTGGATTCGTTAGGGTTAGACACCGTACTAACCGACAGCTTTTCACCGTATGATTTAACAACCTTTTTGATATACGAATCGTAGTCGTATAGATCCTCGTTTTCGTCGCAAATTTCGGAATGAATAAGCTTGTAGTTAGACGGCTTTTTGTAACCTTTCGAAGCAAGCGCATTGAGTACCATAACCTTTTCGGTGTCAGCTAATACATTGCCCTTGTTCCTCTTCATTATTTAATATTTTCAAGCTGCCTGATCGCTGTTAGTCGTTCAAACTTGCTTTTATCTGTATCAAATATAGATAGGCTAATTTTCTTTTTTTCTTCATTTTTCATTTTCTCCTCTTTTTTCTTCTCTACATCTGCGTTGTCGCTTGATATTTCTGTCTCGTAAAGGTCGAATACGCCATCTAGTGAAACCCCCGTCAACTCTCCGCTTTTAAGTCCGTTCCAAACCTCATCATTCAACACTCTGAACGTCGCCCACCAACTACCATCAGCAAGTGCCTTACCTTCCGCATCCATTAACCCGTCAGGAGCTGCCATACCTCTAGTACTATCAACAATACCAGTCTCAACCATATACACGCCTTCAACGTCTTTCGAATGCTCCACATCGAAAAGGTCAGTTTTCTTCATAAACATATACTTGTCCCGCATTAACTCTATGGTTTTGGCGGGATAGTTTACGTAAAACTCCCCCAAATTTTCATCAGATCGGTAAATAGGAATGTCCGGCGACATCACTAAAGCCGTCGCCAATCTCTTATCACCTTCGTTGGACAGCTTTACTGCTGCCTTCTTAACTTGGTCTTTAAATAATAGGCTGACACTTTTGTTTGCGGGGTTTTTTACGAACGAAATCTTATTAGTCCCACTCTTCTCGTCCATCACATCTACAACAGCGTTGTAAACGGGTAAATTATCTTTTTTCATTTTTTTTATTTATTAATTAAAACTAGCTTGACTATTTATTGCGCCTACCGCAAGCTGTGAGTTCGTTACATCTGACTCAACAACTACCGCCCTGACCTTAATTTCTCCGCTACCTGTCTGGCTTTGTCCAGATGACTGTGGATCAGACCCTGAACTAACTTGCGGCGAGCTGTCTAAATTAAAGTCAGCACCTCCCGAAGGCACGGTTGAAGCTGCTGAATTAATTGAGCCTCCACCCACGCTACCGCTAGCACCGGATAAGCTAGGGGAAGATACGGGAGCTGCACCTCCTCCACTGTATTTAGACGTCGCTATCTTAGCGATATTAGCCGCCGAAGTGGTGACTGCAAAGGCTAGTGAAGCGATACCCGCAGGGTTGGGCACAGGACCGAGTGCAATAGGTGACAAAGCTAGTGATGAAGTGACAGCCTTAAAGCCATCCACTATAGCTAAACTAAGTTGAAGTGCTTTAGTTCGCTTGAACGATGCCTTTCTTATACGCTCCTTTTTCTCCTCATTATCGCCCGCCTGAGCAACTTGTAGTTCTTCAACAATGTTTGACACGTTAGCGATCGACTCGATTCCATTTTTTGCTGCCTCTATCTTTTCATTACGTATTTTCTCGATCTCTTCCGCTGCCTCTTTAGCTCTGTCTACCTCAGCGTCCTTCGCTTCTTGATCCAGTAACGCTAATTCATCTATAAGCTGCTGTTCATAAGCTACTATCAATGCGTTTTCTTCAGGTATGGTAGCGTCGAGCGTTTCTATTTTTCTTTCGAAATCGAGCATCGCTTTAGCTACAGGATCACGCTCAGCTTCCACGTCGTCCAATGCTCTTATCGCATCAATCCGCCTTTGCAAGTCCTCTTCTTCTAATTCTCTTAACTTCTCTCTCTCCTCCTCTAACTTCTTCAGACGCTCTTCCTCGATCTCGTCAAGCTGTTTGTATAACTCTTTTTCAAACGCGATCCTTAAAGCATTCTCTTCCGGCAGGGCTTCGTTTAAGAATTCGGTTTTTCTTTCGAAATCTAGCATAGCCTTTGCTACGGGGTCATCCTGAACCTCTAAATCATCAAGCTGTTTAAATATCTCTCTTTGCCTTTTTAAAGCGTCGTCCGCGAGTTTATCCAATTCATCCTGCTTGGCTTTAGCTTCATCCGCTAACTCTTTGTTGTGCTCTCGCGTGAGCCTCGTAATTTCATTTTGTGCATACTGAACGCCGTTCACTTGATCTTGTTGAGCTTTTTTGAAACGAGCCTGTAACTTATCGAAGTCAACGCCTTGCCTTTTCATTTGCGCCTTAAAGTCGTCAGTTGATTGACCTCGCAAAGCCGCGACGTTCATGTAGTAATCAATATAAGACTGGAGCTTAGCGTTTGATGATTCAAGAACAGCTTCCTTTTCAGCTAAAATGTCTTTTAACTGACTTAGCCTAGCTTTGAATGATGACTCTCCGGCAGCCTCTAAGGTGTCTATATAGACATCGTAAGCCTTCTGCCTGTCTTCGTGAGCTTTCTTTTCCGCTTTGCGGACTCGGTTAATATCATTAATCCTTTGATCTCTCGCCTTAGCTTCGTCGCGTATGCCCTTTTTGATTTGCTCCTGCTTCTTAGCTTCCTCTCCGAATAAAGCGTCGTAAGCCTCAACGAGTAGCCATATCGGCGGTAACATGATCAAGATAGCTTTACCCCATTCAGTGAAACCGTCGATAATTCCATCCAATGCTCCGACCGCATAAAGCACCCCTGCGGCGAGAGCTGCCACACCAACAACAATAAGTCCGATAGGGTTGGCTGTCATAGCTGCATTCCATAGCCATTGGGCAGCCGTAGCTACTCCAACCGCTACATTAAGCGCGCCAGTTGCGATAGTCATCCCGATAGTTGCTACAGTGTTAGCTATCTTTGCCGCAGTGTCCTGAATAACCCCTAATTGGAATAACCTCATCACTCCCGACGCAGCCTCAATACCTCCTTTAAACGCTTCTGTAACAGCTAAACCCGTAGCGAATGTCTCGAAGAAAGCTTCCGCGTCCTCATTGTTGCCAAACGCTAAAGCTGAGGCTGTAGCTATTGATCCAATACCTCCAGCGACCTTACCTAACTCACCCGCCTTCCCTTCGGCATCCATACCCTCCATCGTCTTAGACAATGTTTGAATCTCACTATCTGCCTTTACTACCTCTTTTCTTAGGCGTTCGAACTCCTTGGTTCCGGACGCGGTAGACTCCAATTGCTCCCTTAACTCCTCCGCGTCAGCTTGCATTTGCGCTAACGACTTCCCTCCTTTCTTTGCTTCTTTCTCTATTTGGATCAATCCTCCAACAGCCTGCTTGCCGTCGAACTCCGTCTTTATCTGAACTACCTCAGCCATACGTTGATTATATTAATTCTTTTGGCTCAAAACCTGCGTAACAATACCCGTTACGAGCTAATGAATTAACGTCCACCGAGGCTTTCAATTTCTTTCCTTCAATGTTATCAAATGAATAATTGATAACGCCTTTCCTAACACTAGTTATAACGCCTATTCTTCTCTGCATCTGAGCGATATTATCCCTGTACAGCCTTAACTTTACAACGTCACCCTTCGAAGGTGATGTGACAACTACTTCGTTATTTTTGATCTTTTCCATTTATATTTGATTTATTGCGCGATAACGCGCTGATGAAAATTTTTATAATGCTCTTACCTGTTATCTCGAAAATGTTTTCGTCGATACTCCGGAACTCGATCGAGCAAAGTATTACAAGCATAGTCTTATCAATAGGTAAGTCTGGCGATATATATAATTGAACGCCGTGAGCGATCATTACGCAAGTCATGTACACCGACCATTTAGATACTGCCGTAAATAGTTCCGCTGACCGAACAGCTCTAAAGAAGTTGGCGGACTCGTTTTTTCGACGGTACTTTATAAAACCAGTATAAGTGTCCGCCACGATCAGAAATGACACGTACATACATATCTCCATCACAGGCGAGCAATAAGCTATTATACTCCCCGCAATTAATCCTGCAACCTTTAGCAGCCATTCGTTTTCGACCATGTTTTTATAGTTTTTTCTCCGTTCAAAAATAGTCAGTCCATCCATGTGCAGCAAATTAATTCGTTTATAGGTTTGATTTAATGTAAATGTATAGGTATAAATACGTAGAAAAAAATGTAACCAAAAAAAAAAATAAAAAAAAGTTCAAAAAAATAGCTCGTTATTCAAGAATAGTAACTATATTTGCTCCAAGCAATTAATTAATAACTAAAAATTAAAGTTTATGAATGAAAAAGAAAGAATGACCTATCTATTGAACGAATGTAGAAAGAACCTTGCTAACGCAATAGCTGAAGAGAAGCAAGGTATAGAAGAATCTAAAAACCAAATAAAAAGGATGCGTAGTGAGATAGCGCAAATAGAAGCTACTATGGTGCTAGTAAACATGATGAGTGTTGACGAGGCAAATACAGCGTCTAAAATAATTGACATAATAGGTTAACAAAAAGAATCCCCCATTTAGGTGGGGGATTTAAAATAAAAAAAAAAAATATGAAAAAAAACGAAATGTACTTCAAATTAATACCGAAAAAGAAAAGGGAAGTTTTTAAATTAAATGTGAGAAAACACTCATCGTCACACCTTGACTTTGAAGACTTTATGTCAAAAGAATACGAAACTTTTTACGACTTTACGATGTCCGCTTTTTTATTTTTTGAAACCAATCAAACGGCTTACTGGTTTGATTTAGCGAGTATGCGCAATGTTGAAAATCAGAATATCGAATACTTTTTCATGATGCCCGAGAAAGTTAGAAATGCATTCAAGCGATACACGAACGGTCTTAACGAAAAAAAAGAAGACAAGTTTAAAGCTCACATGAAAAAAGATTTTGGAACATTTCAAGACTTTTGTTTAAACGCTTTTAGTTTTTACCGAACACGTGAAGGTTCAGAATACTGGTATAAGATAGCTAATAAATAATTAATCACCCCGCCTTTGCTACTTGCTTGGGCGGGGATTTAGCTTATTTGAATAATATAGATTGCATACAATGGGAGTACTACCCTTGTGCTAGAGCGATGGGATCAGGACTTTCAGGTATCGGAACTCCTGAGTAACAATCATATTTAAGTATTAAAAAAGCCGCGTCGTAATTGATGCGGCTTTTTTTTTATTTAAGGTTAAGAGCTAATGCCCATCCGTTAACTACTACGGTGCAGTCGTTGGTGCATTTGCAATATAGCTCCGCAGGATTGAAGCGAGTGTTGTCGTCGCCGATGTAGACGAACCCAACCGAAATGAATTGATAAGTCCCTGCGCTCTTATAGGTTTCTCCACCACCTGTTAAAGTGTACGCAAAACCTCCGATAGCCAAATCTTGCTCGATCCTGAACTCTGCATTAGTACCTATCGTGGTGATCTGAAGGTCAACCCTTCCATGTATGACCGATCCTAAAGGCAGGTCTGAAAAATCAAACTGGCTAGTTACCGGATTCCAAACGTCCCCAACGCCATCCGGTAAGTGGTCTAAGTTGGTGAATGCCCCTAGCCCGTCGTTTGTAAGCTTAACCCGAGCACCCCCACCAGTTACAACTAGTGGGGTGACAGACGTTGCGGTATCGCTGTAATCAGCTACACCGTGACTGGTTGATGGGATGTATATAAATTGCTCTTTTCTCATGCTTAAGAGTTGAAATGATTAACTATATTGATACTTCCTAATGTAGCATCCCCAATGTCTATAACTATAGCGAGGTATTTACAAGTGAATGACTCTGTTTGAAGTAGGTTTGATCCTACGATTAACCCGAGCACTCCTTCCGGTAAAAAGTTCCAATCATCAATAGCGAGGTCAATGTCGTTAGACTGGATCAGACGAGCTGTTGAAGTAGTTCCGTCGAAGTCGGCTGAGGTAATTAATTGCACGCTTGCGGAAGTCCCAAATTGAGCCGTCCTAGTTATGATTAACTTAGTGCTCCCGTCGCTTATAGGATGGGGTTTTTAATGAATTCGTTTGCCATTTTTTATTTGATTTAATTATTATACAACTGGGTCTATTTGTTCTGAAGGATCAGCTTGTGCAAGCCTTTCATTGATGCCGTCGACCATTGCCGCACCTATTCCGGAAGTGAAAAAATCTTCCTCTAAAAAGAAATTTTTCATATAACTGTCGATAATAGTTTGGTTGCCGTCAAGGTCAACCACGTACTTCTCTTCGACGTATAATACTTGTATTCTTTTTTTTTCTACATTCCAATCTGACCCCGCAAACCGACGTCTTAAGAGTGCTGTTTGAGTTACTTCTCCAAGTTCTTTTACTATTGCCATTACAGTGGTGTTATGATTAAAGTGTTTGAATTATCGACCGTCAGCGATACCCTACCGCCGTCCGGTTTTGTCATTATCAAGCGGCTTGAATTACCGACGAGTTCAGCATCTCCAGTAACCTCTAGCATTGAATTGTTGGCAGTTGATTGATCTGCCCCAAGAACTACATTTCCTTCTTGAACACCTGCCAATATCGCAGGTACTAATATAGCGACAGACTCAACGGTGCTATTAGCTGCTGAAGCGATGATAGCATGAGACTTATTCGTTGAGCCTACATTCGTTGAACCTTGGGCAGACACCTTTAGAGCTGCCTGATCGCCAGTGTACACAACCGTATTTGAATTCTCTTTAACGATGATCTCCGCTCCGACCTTTTCACTTGATGGCACTGAAGACTCGTTCACCGCAACGAATGCTTTCTTGCCTGTTGAGCTAGCTATCGAACCCCCGCCAACAACATGAGCCTTAAGGGCTTCGCATACCGACGATCCGTCTCTAGCTTTAAAATACCCAGCCCTATTGGTTGAAGGGGCAGATGACACACATGAAGCCTCTAAGGCTGTCTTACTTCCAGCAGACCCTTGATTAGAAACAGATAATTCAACAGGTGTCGAGCCTTGCCCTTGGTAGGTCACGCCCGCACTATTATGGTCGTAGCTGTAAAATCCAACGCCGTAATTGCCGAATTTCGTTGCGTGAACCTGTTGGAAGTTGGCGATCTCGATTAATCCTATACCTGACCCCGTGAAAAACCTACCGTCGTCATACATCAAAGCCCTTTCAACGCCTGTCGAACTTTGAAAACTCAATATTTTAGACGTCCCATTACTCAACAGACCTCTAACCTGAAGAGCTGCGTCAGTTAGTACCGGGGATATTTCACCGAAATTTACCGCTGCCGCTTGAATTATATTTAATTTTCCGTGTGATTCCATTTTTATTAGATTTTAATCATGTTTACACGGTAAGTGTCTGCCTTAAATAAGGTCACGTCCACCGTGTTCGCCGTGAAATTATCAACCTTATCTGCCAATACCATCTCGCCTGCCGAATTAACGACCTGAACGATCATTGCTGTTGGTATAGCTAAGTTGAGGTTATGAGCTGCCGTTATAACTCCCCCGCCTCCGGCAATAACTCCGGTTACAGACACCCCGTTCGAACCTCCTCCACCGTCTACACCTAGTTGGACTGGGTAAATAGTTCCTCCGATATTTATCCAAAGCAGACCGTCGGTGCTGTTGGCAAAGAATTCGCCGTCGTATACGTCTTCAGTCGTCCATGTCCCATCCAAAAAATCCTCAGAAGGTGCTACCGTAGGGGACACCCCGGTCTCCGAAGTTCGTTTAACTCGAAACCGAGCGTTTAATATTTTTAATAGACTCATTAAATATTGATTTTACTGTTCGTATTTCCATCCAAAACATGAACCAAGGTAGTTGCTGCGTCGTCGTATACAGTGTCAGGCTCTGTTTGGATCAGATCGTGGCTACCTGTCGCGCCTGATACGTACACATTGTCCTCGCCTCCCTCAACGATATTAAACAAAGTTAACGATTCGTCACCGATAATTAAAACGCCGTCGATTATCGTGGTATTGTCAGTCGTTACCACCACGTTATCAGTATTTATAATAGTCACATTAGAAGCTAGGATCGTATTTCCGTTACTGCCCGTGAGAGTAGTATTACTAGTGTTTGATCCGATTGTGTTTCCTGATCCAATTATTGATACGTTTGTTGATCCACTGCCGACAATGTTGCCTGATCCGGTTATTGTGATACCTCCGGTGGCGTTCGATACGGTGTTTCCGTTCGTGTCGGTATCGGTTTTAACTATACCACCTCCAGTGTTCGGAGTGATGCCAAAGTTACTATCACTGTATTCGACCTCCGCATCAGGTCGGTAAAACGAATCGCTAGTATCTATGGAAATCCCGCTTTCAGCACTCACCAAATCTACCTTCGTAACTTTTCGCAGTTTGCTATTCGCCTCAAAACCAATGTTATCAACTCGCCAATACTTTTTTTTCAACCAAACCAAGGTGTTAGGCTTTTGCCTTATTTGTGACACGTTAGCAGACGACAATTCGAGGTATGAGGTCATGAGCTTGCCTTTAGCCATTTGCTCGATGGAGTTACGCCAATATATGTTTCTCGCGTTATTCGCAGTGCCAACAGACACGAAGTTGTCCATGTGCATTTGCAGTGTACCAAAGTTGAGGTCATGAGTAGGGTTCACTGGATCATCGTAGTGACCTGCGTATGGATAGCCTTGTGGCATATAATAGGTGTAATCCTCTCCGAAGGCGGTAGGTCTGTATTTCAAAATGAAAGATGCCTTTGACGCCGGAACGTTCATTGGATTGATTAATCCGCCTTTATAAAGCAATCGAAGGTTAGATACCTTAGACGACGGATTTATAGAGGGTACTATTGGCTTAGGTGCTCCGACCAATTTAGAGGTAATAAGGCTTTGCTCGTACGGCGTTCCGATAGGCGTATTGTTACGCCTCAACCTAACCAATGGGGTAGGCTCAAAAGGCGTTTGAACTACTCGTGTTTTTTTCTTAACAAACTCGTTCGCAAAGGTGTATTCGTACTCGCCGTAAACGTCCGTAGTTGCCTCTGTGTAAACACCGTTAAACGAATCTTTGGCTGGCTTATAGGTTAATTGAAGCTTTTCGTCTTGAAGTTCAGCTATCGGCTTAATCACATCCATGTCTTCACGTCGATGAATATTCGACCAGTCAACCACCGCCCCACTGTTCCGGAAATCCTCGCCAATATCAAAGATAATGTTGCTCGCATTGGTGGGGTCTTGGTATATGTAGCAATCATACCGAGCGATAATATCGTTGAACACATCCATCTGAAGCATTGACTTATTTATAAAATTGGAATAGTCAGGCGTTGACCATTCACCTAATGCGTCTAACTTCTCTTTGCAACGGATGAATGATGAGGTCTTTAGATTGGCTACCCAACCGTCAAGGTCTATAACGCTACCATCGTAAAGTGATCCGTCAGCCCGTCTAAGCCCGAAGCCTCTAAATTGAAAAAAGAACCGAACTTCCCATCCCGCTGATAATTCGAAGAAATCGGCATCAGGAACACCGTCGAAGCTTGAAGCTACCGAGAAGTTTAAAGGTTCAGCCATATCAATATCCTGCCTCAAATAGTGCATGGTATTGTCGTAGTCGTCACCTGTTAATATGATAGAATTAGTCCCTACCAAAATAGGGTAAGTCGAATACTGCCAAGCTCCAACGTCGTTATATACTCGTGCGACAACCTTGATCTCACCGTAGAAATTAAGGTCTTTCCCAGTCACTATACCGATGCCTTTAAAGTAGTCTATACCTGCACGAAAATCGAACTTATATTCAAAAAAGAACCGTCCATCGTCAGGTGCTGTATACTTGTAGCCTTCGGACCAAAGCCCGTTGGGATCAATTTCCTCATTCAAATCAATAGGTGAGATGCCTGTGCTAAAATATCCAGAGCTGCTTGTCACAGCAATGAACGGATCAACGTCCGTAGCTCGTTTAGCTGTCATTGCCCGAGCTGCTGCGACCTCCTCAGTAAGGCTCGGTACTTCTCCGGTGTAGGGGATCACGACATTAGCGAAATTAGGATCTTCTTTTAGCGACCCTCCCCAAGTAAATCCATGCTTGCTAACGATCTTGTCGAGTAGCCTCTTTTCGTAAATAGCAGGCTGGAAGTCCTCGACCGTCATAATAGCTTTGTTGGTCAATAAATGAGGGTAGTAGTAGCCTGTATTCAGCCAGTCTCCCGTGAATGAGTTGACTATACTATCTTTGTTCCAAACATGGTTGAGGTCGGAAAAGTCAATATCATCCGCGGGGTCAGTATTACCCACAACCTTTAGCTTATTCAGCTTGCTAAACAAGCTAACCGCATTATCGAAAAAAACACAAGCGTATTCGATCTCGCCCAAGTCATTCACCTTAACCGTTTTTAACTCAAAGTAGCCGACAAGCAACTCTTCACTGTCAACTGTTAATATGCAATAGGTTTTAAAGTTAGGATTAAACACCTCGTAGCCTGCATTGGGATCATAAAGACCTCCGAAAAACTCGTCGTTAACCTGAGTACTAGGCAGCGTCACTGTGTAGCTATGCGACCCTCCACGCTTGGATGGGTTTCGAATGTCCGACATTCTAAATATAATTTGGAACGGTTGGTCCTTACCCAAATCTAACTCTCGTATAGCCTCTGAAAAGTCGCTGTTGTATATCGTTAATTTGTCTATCATCGTGTACGTTTATTGTACGCAGGCACAAACGAGATCGTGTACTGCGGGATTTCTTGATTCTCGGATTTTGCTCGCTTTAGTTTGGTGGTGGTGATAATAACGGGAATGTAGTTTATACCTTCGAATCCTTCCATGTTGCGCACGTCTAGGAATGTGTTGTTACTCAAAATCAACTCCTCAACCTGCTTGGTCTGGTAAGTTTTCAGGTTGTCGGTATTGGCGGTGAACGAGTCAAAAGCTACAATGTTCGACACCGTCCGGATCCGCTCACTTCCAAGGTTGCTAAAATAATCCTCTCGTTTGTCGAATGTGGTCGATTTGACGTTTAGCTCTGAGGTGCTCGCTCTGCTGAGGTTGATGCAATCGTAAGACCCTAAGCTGTCTATGTAAATAAATCGGTAATTATCGAACGACGAACATACAGCGTCTAACAGGTCAAATGTCTTCATGAGTGAAACCTCGTTACCGATGAGGTCAAACACTTGTAAGCTAAAGCTCTTGGTTGAAGCTACCCAAGCTCTGTTTGATAAGTCAAGAAAGAAGTAAACGCACTTGCTGTTGTTGGTTATAGTGATGTATTCGCCAATGTTAATGCCTCCGGCAGCATCGTATTCAACAATTCTCACACGTCTACCGATCCCCTCGGTATCTCCCACGATGTGCATACGTATAACATCGTCCTTGTGATACCCTGACCTGCTATCACGAGATAGAAGTATCTTTGTTTGCAACGGCAAAAGCAAGTCGTCACGAAGCTTGTAATCGTAAGGTGTGAAGTTAACCCATTCAGTCCTGTTCAGCACAGAGTTGTAAGCTATAGGATTGTCGGTAAATGAATACGCGCTAGGGTTTGTAACAGTCACGCCTGCATCTGTCCAAACTTCATCTACAACAACCTGATACTTTACGAATTGCGCCGTAAAAGAGTTGGACGTATTTTCAATATCGAACTCGTGAGTGTCTAAGAAGTCTCGTAAATGCCTAGAAATGTCGATCTCTCCCTTCGCGTCTGAAGGTCGGGGAGACACGTATATAGACCTCTCTTGCGCACCGACAGTTATTCGAAATCTGTATTTGAAGTTTGAAAAATCAGAGATAGTTGATCCCAAAAGGAAGACTATCGGGGTGTGGATAGGCTGATAGCTATCAGGTTCAACGAACATCGTTATTGCCATTATTTGAATTTTTTAGATATTATTCGACCTTGCGTAGTCGTTTGATTAAATACGTCATTAACTAAGACTAATCCGATCATCTTAGACAGTTGCTCACGGTAAATAGGCATGAACTCCTTATTGGTTTTGTCAAGACTTTTCTTTACAACATTGGTGGCAGGGATGCCTTCCTCTTTGATCTTTAAAGCTATTGGAAAGACGTAACGCTGCGATATTCCCCGGGCATTCGCCCATCTCTCGATAGCTGAGATATTGGGAAAAGTCCCGGGGCGGCGACCCTTATCCACGAATCTAAGATAGTCCTGC